GTTACATCTGCCGCATCAGTGGAGTGCCATACAACTACTACCTGAGCCAGTTGGATGAGATACGTTCCATCATGGAGGATTGTGCCGGATTTAAGCGCACAACCACATTGCTAGCACAAACACCAAAGGCACCAGTATTCCACCGCCAAACTTACACCCGCTGCCGCAACCTATTCCGCATCAGTCAGGAGTATAAGAAGCTGAACGAGGTACCGTACTGGAATTTACTCAAAGGCAGCTTTCAAGCGAGGGAACGCAAACTCTATCCACAACCCACCCTATTCCCAATACGGCAATACCTCCCATCCATTTACCGCAAAATAGCCATAGCATGAACCACGTACTCAATCAACTATACATCATCGCCACAGTGTGCCTGCTTATTTGCCGCACGCCTATCATCCGAAAAGTAAAGTGGTGGCTATACGGACACAAAACTGGAACATACACAGCATGGTTTAACCGCAGGATAAAACCCTTTGACTGTCCACTGTGCCTTACCTTCTGGGTGAGCATTATCATTAACGGCTATTTATTATCAATACCACAGGCCATTGGTATCGCATCCATCAATGCACTGTTGGCCTCGGAACTGGAAAAGCACCTGAGAAAATGAAAGCCAAAGACAAAACCTTACACAGAGAGCTGCAGAACATTGCAGCACGGTTGCCTTTCAATTACACCGAGGTTCCCGCATCTATTCCTGTACGTGGTGAGGACATGCTCAAAAACAACCCAGAGGCCACAGACACCAGCGGAAAACCGCTTGACCCTAAAAAGGTGTACTATGTCAATGGCACACAGAAACACCCGGTAAACCATTATAAGCGCATGAAGCGCATATTCCGTGACCGTGGAGAGGATGGAGTAAAGGCATACATCGCAGAGGTAATAGACCTGGAGGTACACGCAATGGCCCCAAAGAGCATTGGCGGCATTCAAACACAATACGATTAAACATGAAATTCAATACAGAACAACTAAGGGTAATTCAAGAATCCCGCCCTATCTGGGAGGGGTACAATAATACCCAAACATTAAACGGATCCGATGTCCGTGTTGCCAACCTCAAAGCAGTCTATGAAGAAACATTTGGCATGAGTGGCCAAAACCCTGAGTGGAGTGGTGGCTGTGCTGCATGTGTGGTGCGATGCATGGGTTTGCTTTATGAACATGCCGACAAGCAACTTGGACTTGAAGCGGCCAGCATTGCCAGCGATGAGCAACCCGCCAAAAAGCCAGCTGCAAAAAAGCCAGCTGCAAAATCCAAAAAGAAGTAAGTAATCCATTGGTGGTATGGGTGCTCCTAAAGGGAATAAGTTCTGGATGTTACGGTCAAAGCATGGCCGTGATAAACTATTTGCTACGCCTCAACTCATGTGGGAGGCGGCATGTGAATACTTTCAATGGTGCGAAGAAAATCCCCTGGTTGCAGAAGATTTTGTGGGTAGTGGGCCAATGGCCGGCACTATCGTAAACCTCAACAAGATGCGCCCGTTCACCATGCACGGCCTGTGTTCTTATCTGGATTGCAGTACAGCATACTTCCGGGCGTTCAAATCTACCATGGACCCGGATGCTAAACATTACAAAGATTTTCTAACCGTCCTTACGCGTATAGAGGAAACCGTCTACAATCAAAAGTTCACCGGTGCCGCAGCTGGCTTCTTAAACGCCAACATTATTGCCCGTGATCTGGGCCTTATGGATAAGCAGGAAGTAAAGCATGAAGGCGGCATAAACATCACAATCAAAGAGGTATGATAGATGTTGAACTGCAGGTCTCAAAAGTATTCACCAAAACCCGCCAATCTAATACACGCATAGTAATTAACCGTGGAGGCACACGGAGCACCAAAACCGTAACCATTTGCCAACTGATTGCCATGTGGTTGCTCAATGGTGTGCATAACCCGGATATGCCTCCAGATGCGCTTGGTGTGTTTACCATATTCCGCAGGTACAAGGCAGACATAGAACGCACCGTTTTGAATGATTGGTATTTTGCGATGGAACAAATCGGGCTGTTTGATATAGTGGAGGAGAATAAAACCCTAAAGACATTTAAGTTCAATAAACGCATGGTGCGGTTCATGGGTTTTGATGATGAGGCCAGCCTTCGTGGTTATGCTTCCACTCACTGTTACCTCAACGAAGCCGACCAAATGACCCGCAGCGCCTTCGACCAAGTTGCACCACGTACCACAGGCCGCATATTTCTGGACTTTAACCCGGATGATGAGGATATATGGATTAACACCCACCTTGAACAGCGCAGGGCATTGGATAAGAAAGACGTTACTGTCATAGTTTCATCGTATAAAGACAATCCATTTTTAACAACGGCACAAATTGAGGAGATAGAATACCGCAAAGACAATGACCCGCAGTGGTGGGCTGCCTTTGGTGAAGGCAAGTATGCATCAAAGCGTGGCCGTATATTCACATTCGATATTTTACCGGAAGTGCCGGAGGGTGCTCCATTCAAAGGGTATGGCCTTGACTTTGGTTATACTAACTCCAAGACCGCCCTGGTTAAATGCTGGGAGAATGAAACCGATATATGGCTGCAGGGGTTGTTGTACGAAAGCGGACTGCAGAACCATGACATTGTTGCGCACTTTAAAAACCTCATACCAAACCGCCGGGATTACATTGTTGCAGACTGTGAAGAACCCAAGGCTATCGACTTTATTGCCTCCTATGGGTTCAATATACACAAGTCCGTTAAGGGCCCTGACTCCATTGAAAACGGAATCAGCTACATGAAGGGTAAAAAGCTGCACCTCATTTCAGGAGACGACAACCTGCGCAGCAACTTCCGCAACTACAAGTGGAAAGAGGACCGCAACGGCACCCCATTGAATGAGCCATTGAAGATCGATGATCACTACTGTGATGCTGCCAGATACATTTCCACCTTTAAACTGGGTGCACCAAAAACCGAAAGAGACTTTTTTAATTAACCATGAGCTGGAAGAAAACCAAACTAAAACAATTTGCGGACCTGCATGCCATTATCAGCAATCCAAATGCAGACCCCAAGGCGGTGAGCCTTACCATATACGAATACCTTACCGGAAAAGACCCGGTAACTCAGTCCTACTCATCCCTTGCCAAGTGGAGCAAACGCAATGCATGGGTGGGGCAGTACCCAAAGAACATTAAAAGCTGGTTGTGGTGTGGTGGTTTGTACCGCATTACACTTAACCCAGCCCACTTCAATGGTGATATGTTCACTACCATGGCAGCGCACAGTGGCAATATTGTGGACCACCTGCCGGAAATTATGGCAACCCTGTGCAAACCGGTATGGAAGTTTGGCGAAAAGGACTGGGTAAAGCGTGTGCAATACTTCCGCAAGCACATGACAGTGTGGCAAGCCTATGGCACGGCGGTTTTTTTTTGGAGACTCTGGACGCTTTTACAAGCAGGTGGACTTCAATATTCCCCAAACCACAACCACCAGACCCGGACAAACCTACCCCTCCACCAAAGTCCGTAAACAAGTCCGCAGCTGAGTGGGTTCAGCATGTAGAGAGTATGGCTTTTGGAGACCCTGATCGTTTTAAACAAATAATGGAAATGCATCTTACTGAGTTTATGAACACCATGTACCGGCACCACCAAAAACAAAAGCGGTTTGAGGAACTTACCAAAGAGGCCACACCGGAAGCCGCACTTTACTTTCTGCACCGCTGGAAGTATGGCATGCTCTAAGGCTATTCAATACCATGGCAGTATCTATCCGAGAGGCACAAAGCAGGCTCATGAGTTCAGGGGTACTCAACAGCCTGGGTTCTGAGGGAAAAGGCAATGAGCTGCCATACGATTCTGTAATTGAGGAGATAACACAACTGTGGGCAGACAAGGAGTTTATTCCAACGGTCCGCAAATCAATCCTCAGAAACAAACTCACAGCATCCAGCGACTTACTACAATCCATTGCACCGGATGTGGTGGTGCGTGGCAACAACATTGTCCGCTTTAAGTTGCTTATGGCACCACACTGGGAGTATGCAGAGCATGGCAGGCGCAGGGGTAAGAGGCCACCAATCAAAGCCATTGAGAAGTGGATTACTGATAAGGGTATTCCGGTACGGCAGGATCGTGGGCAAAGTAAGCTAAGTGTAATACAGCGCAGAAGACAAATGGCCCGTGGCATTGCCATTGCCATAGGCCGCAGGGGAACAATAAAACGGTTTGGGTACAAGGGTTCCAACTTCCTGTCCGATGTTACACCTGAGCAAATGCGCATACTTGGCGACCTTTTGAGTAAGGCCCTTGGCTATACTGTAATACTAGACCTTAAGAGTGCTTTCAGGCGCAAGTAGCTATTCAATACTGTGCTGCGCCTTACCATCAACAACACAGAGATTCCACTGCCGGACACAGCCGGACTTTCCATAAACAAAGCTTTGTTCGATCCATTGGAATGGGGTAAGCGGCAGGCGGACTTTTCCAAGACATTTACACTGCCCGGTACTCCAGAGATTAACAAGACGCTGGGCCACATATTCGCGCTCGATAAGCGCATAAGTTCTGCAGCTGATGCACAGTTCACCCCGGACTTTAACCCCAACTTAAAAGCCAATGCAAAGCTGGATGTGGATGGAGTGGTATTAATCAAAGGGTTTGTGCGATTAATGGAGATACGCGAAAACTTGGATGGTAATGACATTGAATACGACCTTACCATCTTTGCCCCACAGGTAGATTTCTTCACGCAAATACGGGAACTGAAAGCTAAAGCGCTGGATTTCTCAGACCTAAACCACAACCTAACCGCCGCAAACATTGAGGACAGCTGGGCCACGTCATACAAGCGTGGTGGTGTGGACCAATCCTTTGCGCTTGGTGAAGGGTATGTTTACCCAATAATGGTAAGAGAAGGTGAAATGCGGAAGGATTACACCAATTGGGGGGTAGACCAAATGCGGCCTGCCATATTTGCCAAAGAGATAGTAGATAAAATATTCGAGGGCAGTGGCTTTACATACTCCGCTGCATCGTTCTTTAACGATACAAGGTTTAAGAAACTTGTAATACCAACATCAGACAATGCATTTGAGGTTGGTAGTGCGGCTATGGATGCTGAAGAATTTTTGGCAGAAAGCACCACTGATGAATCTTTGAGTCTGGGTGAAATACTGAAGTTCAATAACGACAGCACCGGTGGAAATTTTGATACTCCGGGAACTTTTAACAATGCCACTTATCGCTATACCACAAACTATGGTGGGTGGTATGGGTTCCGGTACGTTGGCGACCTTACTTACATAAACCCGCATGCACATGTAGACCAGGTTAATATTGGTATTTATGTGGATGGGGTGGTAAAGCAGGTGCTGAAAATAGATTTTCCAGCAAGCGCCACCACTACCATTTCTGTGGACCATGACTTTACCATTTACTGCAACCAAGGTTCTGTTGTGGATTTGCGATTGTACGCAATCACATATCTATCCCAACCAGTTACAGCAGGCTGGACACTTACCGAGGAAAGCGGCAGCACATTCACCGGCACCATTACTTCCGCCACCATTGGCAGTGGTAATGAGTTGAACTTTATCCAAATCTTTAAATCCAATATTACCCAAGAGGCAATTATCAGCGGGTTTTGTAAGATGTTCAATCTTATGGTAACGGTTGATGATGACGACCCAACCATACTGAATTTTATTCCATACCCGGATTTTCATTCATCAACTGTAATGTCATTACAAACCCATTTGGATATGGGAAAACCAATAGCATCCATTCCTTTTGGAGAGTTGGCCGGTGATGTTTACAAATTCAAATACCAGAAAGCCAAAGATGCGGAGTCCGAATATTTCAATTCCACCTTTGGTGATCCGTATGGAACCTACAATTACAATGTTGCCAATGATTTTGTAAAAGGTGTAAAGGTTGTAGAACCACCGTTCTGCTCCACCCCGTTTGCCCCTGGGGTTGAAAACAACATGGCACTCCCTTACTTTGGCGCACCCGGGCAAGTGGGTGAGGAGATTCATGTGCTCATATACGGCGGGCTAAAGTCCTGCACAAACAACTGGGTGCTGTGGGATAGTATGAGTTATTCAGGTTCATACAACGCTTATACCACATATCCGTTCTTTGGGCATATTGATGATCCATTCAACCCAACTTATGACATATCGTTTGGTATGCCTCCTTTGGTGAACCTGCCAAGCGGAGGCCGTGTAACATATACCAATGACAATTTGTTTAACAAGTATTGGCGCAAATACATTGAACAAATCACCAATAAAGATTCGCGCATTGTAACGGCCAACTTTCGGTTGCGCCCCATAGATTGGTACAACATCAGTTTTGACAAGCTGTACCAGTTCCAAGGCCAGAACTTTATACTGTTGCGGGTGGATGATTACGACCCGGAAGGCACCGAAACCACCCAAATGGTGTTCATGAGAGATGTAAAACCTGTGGCTTTTGTGGCCAGCACAGGCACCAAAGGCAGGGGGTATGATAATACGGATGGTTACAGCGATAGATTCCCTGGAGATAATGTACCCATTGATAAGCAGAACATTGCTCCAGCAGGTCAGCGACCTGTTAAGGGATCCATTATTAAGGGATTTGACAACAAATCAAATAGTGATGCCACTTTCCTACTGGGGGCAGGCAGTTTAATTACCGCCGATATGTCTGCCATATTTGGCTCATACCGTACACAGGTAACAGGGGAACGGGTCATTTCCATTCTTGAAGATGACGAGGCTAGAACCCAAGGCGGATTGTATATTCAAGGTGCAGAGGTAGAGTTCACTGCACCCGCCAATGGGTATGTACTTACCTACAACGCAGCCGCGGATAAATGGTATGGGCAATCCCCTGGTGCCGGATCATTCAGTCCGGTAATAAACCTGATTACTACATCCGACACAGTAACTGAAACCAGTGGCTTTGTGGTGTACGATTGCAATGGAGCCGCCATAACACTTACCATGTCATCCGCTGTGGGCAATACCGGCATTTTCGTAATTAAGAACAGCAGCACCACACAAACTTTGGTTGTTGCTGCCGCTGGTGCAGAAACAATAGACGGTACAGCATCAATAAACATAGCCCCGGAAGACAGTGTAATGGTGTATTCGGACGGAACTAATTTAGAAATATTCTAATAAATGGCATATAGTAAAAGAAACTCCAACGGCCAAGCAACAATGGCAAACAGTGAGCCAGTGGTGATTGCGTCAAACCAATCAGCAGTGCCTACATTGGACACCAATTCAGCAGCAACAAAGACAGCTGTGGAAGCAATCAACACGGTTCAGGGTGCAATTGCGGATGCCATTGTGGCGGCTGGAGACCCGGGAACAATTTCAGCAAAGTTGCGAAGGGCCACGCAAGGACTTGAAGACCTGAAGACAGGCATTGTGTTGGCAGCGGGAACCAATTCAATTGGTAAGTTGGCAGCAAACAGTGGTGTTGATATAGGTGATGCGACAATAAATAATGCCATCACAGAACCCGTGCCTGTTCAGTTAAGACAACGTAACCAGACATTCAGGTTATTTGTACCAAAGCAAGCTGTAGGGGCAAATCTGGTGTATTTTGATTTATTCAACGCAAGTGGCTCAGGGGTGGTGTTGCGAATAATACAAGTGACACCAATTGTTTCTGGGGCCGTTGCAGTTACCGGAACTCTGGGAGTTGATTTGTTTCTGACAAAGACTTCAGCTGTTGGTACCGGAGGAACAGCAGCCACAGCCAATGGAACCAGTTTAACGGCGGCAACCATTACCGAAATGGATAGCGGCAATACAAACCCTCATGCCAACATCACAGCAAGGCTGACCCCATCTGGTGGTGCAACAGCCGGTGCCGTTATTGGCTGGGCCTGTGTATTTCCTGAAGAAACAAATGCTGCGGCATATTTCGGACAAACCATTGACCTTGCAAGAAGAAACAACAATGATATTCAGCCAATAATCATCAATGCCAATGAAGGAATCAGGGTGGTGCAGGGTTCTGTGGCTTCTGTAGGTAACATTGGATTTGATGTGGTTTTTGAAATTCAGTGATAAAGCAAACCATTGCTGTTGCTATTCATAGCCAATGGCACAGCAACCGGATTACAGGGGTTCAGTAGATTTATTAATGGTGGAGGGCGACACCTTTGGCCCGTATGTTTTTAAATTCAGAACCGGAACAGATCCCGACACTTACGAAACCTTAACCGGCTGTACATTTTTGGCAGATTTGGTGCGTGATGGGGTAAGCGTTTTGGAGTCCACAACAGCCAACGGACGGTTTGATCTGACAGATACGGATGAGTTTACATGGACCATTTCAGCCACCGATGCTGCTGTGCTGGAGCCGGGCAAATACAGGTACGACATTCAGGTAAATTACTCCGGTGGAGTAAAGCGCACAAGGGTAAAGGGTACATTAACAGTTAAAGCACAAGTAAGTGAGTAACGAGGCTATTGTAATTACCCTGCCGGACAATACCATTCAGGTGGTTCCGTCATCACCGTTTGAAGGCGACATCACTGTTGAGGTAAGTCTTGTTGTAAATGAAACACAAGTGGGTGCAGGTACAGGTGATGTGGTGGGTCCGGCAAGCGCAGTGAACAATCGCATTGCCGCTTTCAATGGCACCACAGGAAAACTAATAAAAGACAGCGGATACAGTGTGCAGAACGTGCTGGACGAGGCATTCACTTACGCATTAATATTTTAAAATGATTTAAAATGAGAGTAGTAATAACCACATACACCTTTGATGCCTCGGCCAAAACCGTGGACTTTAGTGGGTATAGCAATTTTGATGAACAACGCCTGCAGGCCATTGTGAACATTACCCGTGGTGCGGTAATTTATGCCCCTGGTTTATCCGGCAAAGGATTAACTAGCATTGCCGGTGATGTGCTCACATTGGAGTATGACACCACGGCCCATGCCGATGCGGACAAGTTAATGCCTATTTACATTGAGGCTCCCACCTCAACGGGGTTGGCCACCAGTGCAAAACAGGATACCATTATTTCCCACCTTGCGGATTTAAAACTGTATACCGATACGTTGGAGGCGTTGATTACATCAACCAACGGGTATGTAGATAACCTTGAGTCTTTAATAACCACACTCAACGGATATGTGGATGGAGTGGAGGCAAAACTGGACAGTTTAATTGCCAAGGATTTTGCCACCGAAACAACACTTGCATCTGTGCTGGCTAAAATTATTGCAGCACCTGCAACAGAGGCAAAGCAAGATACACAGCAGACCACACTCGCTGCAATCAGAACCGCTGTTGAGATAATTGATAACTTCATCAGTGCCGGTAAGGGATTGGTTACGGAGGATAATTCCGCAGCCATTAAGACTGCAGTTGAAACCATTGACAATTTCATTTCCGGTTCGAGAGGTTTGGTAACAGAGGATAACTCTGCGGCAATCAAAACCGCTGTGGAGGTGATAGACAACTTTATATCCGGCTCCAGAGGACTTGTGACTGAAGATAATTCAGCCGCAATTAAAACTGCCGTAGAAGCACTTGACAACATGATCAGCGGCAATTACGGGCAGGTGAAAGCATTTGCTGATACATCTGGTTCTGGTGGGCAGAGCATTAGCAGGGTAATTAGCGCTGCCTCTACCAATGCCACAAGTGCCAAGGGTAGTGCCGGAAAAGTATATACCATTATTGCCACCAACATCAATGCAGCTGTGCGGTATTTAAAACTGTACAACAAGGCCAGCAGCCCAACAGTGGGAACAGATACTCCGGTATTTACCATTGCCATTCCGGGCAATACTGCAGGTGCTGGTATTGTAATTTCATTTGGTGATACAGGTGTGAACTTCGCCACAGGTATTGCCTATGCCATTACCACAGGTGTGGCGGATGCTGATACCGGTGCCGTTGCTGCCAATGAAATAGTAGTTCAAGTTCTATACGCATGAGTCTATTAACACTGGGTATAACGGGAAACACTGACCGACCAGTTGCGGGTGGGCCCCCTTTCACATTCATCATCAGTTCGGAATATGCCGGATCAGCTTCAGGTGGTACAACGCCTGGTGTTGACACAACAGGGGCAAATATTATTGTGATTGGGGTGCATTCTTATGCAGCCGGGAATATATCTGACAGTAATGGAAACACATGGACAGCCCTAACAGACAGAATATCAACTTCAGATGTAAGATACAGGCTTTATTACTGTATTAATCCAACAGTGGGAGCCGGGCACACCTTCAGCACAACAGCCACATTTGGGGGAATTGTTATGCAAGCATTCAGTTCTTCAGCAGGAACACCAGTGTATGACCAGGAATCGGGTAATGTTGCAAATTCTGTAACATCAATTCAGCCGGGAAGCATAACACCTTCGGTTGATGATTGTTTAATTATTACAGGCGGTAACTTTTGGGAATGTTCTTCAAATCCGGCGTCATGTAATTCTGGTGTAACGGTGACAGAAGGTGCACCATTTTCAGGTGGTGTTAATTTTGGGTATGCCGGAGGTTATCTTATACAGGGAACAGCGGCGGCAATCAATCCAACATGGAGTTGGTCAACAACCGCAACCAGCGGGCACGTATCAATGGCCGTATTTAAACCAAGTTAAATGACACGGGAACAAGTAATACAACAATTGATTGCCGAAAACCAGACCTATTTGGACAAATACAGAAATATGGTCAGGACAGCCGAAGTGACGACAACAATGGCAACAGAGTTCAGGTTATTATTAGAGAAGTACACAGAAATTTTAAGAAAAAGACAATAATGAAGAAACTCAAGCTTTTACTTTTAGCAATTGCAACCGGAATACATGAATCCTTCTCTGAGCCACTAATTAAACTTTGGTATGTGTATTCAAACCCTCGTTGTTTAACGCTGGGCTTTTCAATTACAGCCCTATGGACGGCCTTTCGAATTGCCTTTGAGAGAGATCACAATATTTCATTTGCTCTGGTATCCAGCATCATGTGGCTTGTTTTGATTGATACTTCTTTGGGGTTTTGGAAAAGTATTAAAATGGGCCGTGTTTCATCTAGTGGATTTGGTAAACTTTTCACCAAACTCATCATTTACTGGCTGTTTATTAAGATGGTGGACAAGGTAATTGTGGTGGATTTTTTGACTTGGGCAGGGGATCTGTTTCTTTCCGGTCTTATAATTCGTGAGGCCATATCAATAATTGAAAACATGGACCTTATTTACCCTGGTATTATACCACCTTGGATAAGCAGGAAACTTCACGACTTTGATGATGACGGTGAAATCAATAAAAGCAATTGATTCTGCAGCTCTGAACGTGGTAAGTAACCATTCTCGTTATTCATAACCATGCCCACTACCACAGAAGCCCTGATAATTGACATACAGGCAAAGAATGAGGACAAGGTAAAAGGTCTTAAAACCCAAATACGGGAAGCCACACAGGAAGTGGCGGCCATGACACAGAAGTATGGCGAGTTTGATGCCCGTACCACAGAGGCATTAAAGAAACTATCCCAGCTCAGGGATGTGCAGGGCGACATTAACGACCGGGTAAAGGCACTTTCACCTGACAGATTTGAACGCATTGCCACCATAGGGCAGGGGTTGGTTGGTGGATTCCAAACATTCAGCGGAGTTATGGGTGTGCTGGGTGTGCAGAGTGAGGACTTTGAAAAGACCATGATTAAACTCCAATCCCTGACCAATATATCTCAGGGGCTGCAGAGTTTTAAGGTGCTGTATGAGCAGTTGAAGGCCGGCAATATGCAACTGGGTATAATGACCGGATTGCAGAAAGCTAACGCAGCTGCCACTGCTGTGGCCACCACAGTACAGAGAGCATTTGGTGTTGCGGTTGATACCACCAGCACAAGCTTTAAAGTATTGAAGGGGGCCATTGTTGCCACGGGCATAGGTGCATTGGTTGTTGTAATCGCTTTGGTGGTGGAGAAGTTTAACGAAATGTCCGATGCTGCCAAGAAAGCCAAGGAAAGCACACAGGATACAATGAAGTATCTGAACGAGGTGCAGGACATTGACGACCAGGCGTTTCGTCAGGATATGGCCAAGGCAAGGCAGCGTGGAGCCAGCGAGGAAGAATTGTACGGAATGCGGAAACGGCATTTGGAGGGAAGGCTTGCTCTGTTAAAGTTCCAGCGTGAAAGTGTAACCGATACCCATGAGTTGGACAAGGCTATTGCCGAGGAGAGTATTGCACTGGAGGAATTGAAGGCAGACAGGGCAGAAAAGATGCGCAGCGATGCCCAGAAGAAAAGGGATGAAGATTTGCGCAGGGCGAAGGAGGAACAGGATAAGCGAATCCAGCAGCAAAAGGAGGAACTGGAAAGCAGAAAGGCATTTGAGGAAAGGGTTTTAGAAATTGAGGAAACTTTCCGAAAAGCCAATATTGATGCAGAAAACCAAAAAAGGCACGATGAATTTGTGGCTGTTCAAACCACAAATTTCAAAATGATAAAGTTAGAGGAGGAACGCATTGCCGCCATCAACGCCCGTAACGAGTACCGAAAGCAAAAGGAAAAGGAAGCGCAGGAGTACACCGCCCTACTCCAGCAAATGGAACTAAACGGAGCACAGGCATTAGCCGGAAACCTCTCGCAATTACTTGGCACACAGACCACAGCAGGTAAAGCCTTTGCTCTGGCAGAGGTGGGTATCAGTGAAGGTCGCGCCCTTGCATCCGCATTAGCAAACGCCAACTCACCAACCCCAGACAACGTGGCCTCTGGTGGCCTTGCAGGGATTGCCAAGTTCCTTACCATTGCAGCAAGCATTACGGCCACAGCATTAAAGGCCCGGAACATTATCAAAAGCGGTGCAGCTCCGGGTGGTGGATTGCAGGCACCGGCAAGTGCGGGAGCAAATGCATCAACATCATTCTCCAGCAGGCAATTGGGTACCGGTACAGATGGTGGTAATAGTAGTAGTGGGTATGGTGCTCCGGTACTGGTAGTTGAGGATTACAATAAGGTGAACCGCCGTGTAACAAGAACCAGGTCTATTGCTTCAATGGAATAGAGTTTGTAGGTTTGCGGGTTATGAAAGCGATATTCTTTATTTTTATAACCGCATTGTGCAGCTCAGTATATGGGCAGGACTGTGAAGATATTACCATGGAGGTAGATAAATTCAAGGGTGATACTATTTATACATCACCATACCTTTCCTCTGTACATTTTGTTAGATACAAAGGCAAGAACGCTGGGAGTTTTTTGGTACTTACGGCCTATGGATCCACGTACAATGCCGGAATAAAAGGTGTAATTGTGCTGCTGGATTCTGGTAAACTGGAATGGCCGGAACAGAAGATAGATGGGGATGTTGCCAGTGGCGCATATAGCGGGTTTAGTTTTACTTCATTTATACCGCTTACAGATTCAGAGCTGGAAACTCTGAGCAAGCGCAAGATAACTGACTTTCAGTTGTACATCTACGATGTAACTCTAAAGGAAAAGTATCAAGAAAAGTATCGAAATTACGCCAGGTGTATTCTTTCAAAGTAGATTACTGTTTCATTTCTCAAAAAAGGTATAGAATAACCCCAATGATTAATATGAATGTTATCTCTCCGTATATCATGCCACAATGAATTTAATATTTACCCCGTGTAAAACAAGGTAAAAAATAGGTGCTTGTTTGCTGATCCGTTTTAATACTTTTTGTGTCATAGGTTTATTCTCCATAGGTTTCTTTGTAAAACTGTTCGCCACGTCCTAAAAATAATTCAGCCCAACTTTCACCATCATTATAAGCCTCAATTATCTGCTGCTTTTCCATTTCTTTGGCTTGTTCAAATATTTCATTTTCAGTATTGTAAATTGTGCCTTTACCTGATACTAATGCCATTAAATTTTGTCGGTAAAATTCAACGGCTGTCTGTTTATTGCTCATCTTTGATTACCCCCTATTGAAACTTTTACTTTTGTATCACTCCAAACCCAATTAATTGGAGGGGCTGATGTCGCCATTGCATCATTTTGTTTTTTAACAGCTTCTTCAAGCGTATAAACTCTTTTTATTTCAGTTAATTGATAATCGTTATTGCTCATCTTTGATTAATATTAATTCTTCACCTGTTAGTGCAAAGTAAAGGTTCTGTAATTGGTGGACGTACAATAAAACAACTCCTGTAAAATCACCACAATACCATAAACAACCGTTTTCATCAATTTTAAAGTAGCTATCAATATACCCTATTTTAAACCCATTCCAATCAAACTTCAACAGCCATTCTTCTGTGAGTGGGATAGGTTCTGCTTTTGTTTCTTTTGACGTTTCTGTTGTGTCAATTATTGAAACCTGAAAAGGTCTTTTATCAGCTTTCCATTGTAGCCAATTCCCAATTCTTAATTCATTCGCTTTCATCTTTGATTAATATTAATTCGTTTGTTAGGTTGTTTGCTGTGCAGTAGGATTGCCATTTTCTTTCTATAATTTCAGTATAAGCAGAGATTGACCCCATATCCACTAAGCTAAATCGTTGCCCGATTGTTAATTCATTCGCACGACCAAGTATAGTCCATGTGCCGGGGGGAAATGCAATATGCTTTGTGCCGCCAAAATATAACACCCTTACACCGTATATTAATCCCATTACAGGCTCTATGCCATCAGGCACTTCAACCGCTAACGCTTTAACCTTTAATCCCGTTAGTTCTTTCATTTCTTTATAGCGTTTAAAACCTCAAATTCCTCAATCCACCCATATACTATTTTAGCAATAGGGTGATTATCGGGAGTGTCACCTACATCAATTCCTAAGAAAAGACGTTCAATAGGTCGTGAGGCGTTTCTTTCACTTAAAACAAGATTAAAGGTATCACTGTCTCTGGGTAGTGATTTACAAATTGTGCCATTGAGGCAGCAACAATCGCCCTCATAAACAGAACCATTTATATTACCTTCTTTCATCTTCGCCTTTAAATTTGGGATTTCTGATGTGGCAAGAGAAAGAACTTTAAATAAATCTTCTTTTGCTCCTCTGAGGTTGGCTCTTGCGAGGTCGGCTCCTTCGAGGTCGGCTCCTGCGAGGTTGGCTCCTCTGAGGTTGGCTCCTGCGAGGTTGGCTCCTCTGAGGTCGGCTCCTGCGAGGTCGGCTCCTTCGAGGTCGGCTCCTTCGAGGTCGGCTCCTGCGAGGTCGGCTCCTTCGAGGTCGGCTCCTGAATCAACAGCATTTTCAACAGTTTTTTTAACTGTATTATCTTCGCACCCTAACTCAAATAGGGTGTTTAATGTCCAACGGTGTTTAATTTGTATTTTGATATTCATGATTTTATTTTGTTTAAAATGTAGTTTGCGCCTGCTTCAAATTCAGTTACCGCTAAATCAAATTGACTTCTATCCCATCCAGCATCTATTATCTCTTCACTTGTTGGTAAGTCAGGAAGTTTGCAGTTTTCGTGCGGGGTTTCTGATTGAATGCTTATTTCAAATGGTTCGTCTGATTGGCCACAATACTGAACTTCATCCCTCCATAAAAACGCATACGGGCAATCCCTACACCCTTTTATTGTTAAAACTTTCATTCGTTTATTAAAAATAGATTTACTTCCTTTTGAACACACAGGTCTAATTCACGTTTTGCGGCTTCGCGGGTTTTGAATAGATACGGGATTTCTAAGCCAGTATAGAAAATGTATGTTACCCATTTTTTGCCGTACCATTTATTGATTTGTCGCTGCACAATGAAGCCATCCAACTCACCCAAAACCAACACCTCTTTTATTCTAAATTTCATCTTATTACTGATTATACTTATAAACGTGCTCAGGTCCGCCATTGGGCCCTGGTACTGTATGCCGCTTTTCCAGCACACCAGCCTTTTTCAAAACCGATATTGCCCTGCGAACTGAGGTGAGTAGTATCTCACTTCCATAATGCTTCTTCATTTCCACATGGCACCGGCTGGCGGTCATAAATCCATGTTTGCGGAATAATTCTTTTACCTGATCCGTTTGCTTGCCCGCTGTTTCAGTTTTATCCTGTAATGGCTGGTCTGTTAAACCAGTGGTATTGAAATATACCTGCGGTTGGTTAAATAAGTCTGGCTGCATAACAGCACAAACTAAATACAAAAAGAAATAAAAAACAAATAAAATCTAAAATCTTTGTGCAAAATCTTTCAGCGCATATGCCAACTCAAAGTCGTACTGCACCGCTTCAAATTCTTCGCCCGTCTTTTTATTGTGTGCAGTGCCGGTTACTGTCATACCGGTTACTACTCCATCCTTTAACATATACACCAATGGAGAGGTGGCCAATTGGTCCAGCAGTTCCATTTCGGTACTGTTGAGCCAGCGGGTAGTGAGCTGCACGGACTCGCTAACTTCCGTGAAGTGGTTTACCATACCCAATCCATCAGCGGAATACAGGTAGTTGTTGCCACTTATTGTCCGTTGGTTGCGCCTGTATGCCTTACGCTGGGTATCACTCTTATATTGGTTCTGCCCATCAAACACAAAGCTGTCAAACCCACCGTACCGGTTCATCCAGTACAGCACCACAGGCGTTGTAAAGTTGCTCTCACAGTTTACATCAAACCTCATTACCTCACCCGTAAGTGCCGGAGCTGCACTGTTGTACATCTGCAGGGTATAGTAAACCGTGGTGCTCGGAATTACAGAACCTGGTGTTCCACTCACAAGGGTTACAATACCATTCAGATTTTCCGGGTGTGCGGGTATTCTTATAAGTGTATATGCAGGATCGTTGGTGGTTAATCCAGTGGCAAAGTAACTGGTAGTTGTTGCACCTGCAGAATCGTAGGCCACTACCTTTACCCTATCCGGTGGCGCACTGGGTTTCTGCAACAACCACAAATGCCCCCACTGGTTTAATGTGGTGGGGTAGTTGCTGCGAATGGGTGTAAGAAACCTGCCAACACCCGTGCTGCCATTGTCGTACTGCCACGATGAAATACTGAAAGCCGGGAACTCGTATGTCTTCAGGGCTGCATTCCACACAAAGGTGGTGGTTCCGGTGGCAAGGTTCAGATATTCTGTAACTGTGCTGCCGTATTCCTCACCAAACTTAATGTAGTAACGGTAATAGCTACTCAGGTTTTGGCTGCTCACAATCTCATTGTATGCAAAGTTGTAACTGAGGTAAGCCTCAATGATTCTCCCCAAACTAAACCAGCCTTTTGTTGTACCGGTTTCAATGGGTCGTTTTAATTTACACAGCAGGGTGCCGCCTGCGCTGTATACCTCTGCAATAAACTGGAAGTTTGGCTGTGCCGTGTTGTTGGATGAAACCATCCAGTTCTGATCATTAAACACAGGCCCTGGTGTGGTGGGTTCCTGTAAGATTGTGATTGCCATTTGCAATGAATAGCCTTTACGCTATTCAAAACCATGTACCCAACAGACTTGCCTGTCTTTAAAATGACATGCTCAGAGTTCGACAATATGGAGGACTGGGAAAGCATCCACCTTGTTGAGAACCCTGCCATAAAAGAACACTGGTTGCTTTTCTCAGAAGAAAAAACACCTTTCGTTTTCACAACCTCCAGCGATGAGCAGCGCATAATCACTGGACCTATACTTATCCCTGACCTTCCTGTTAGGCGATTCCAGCCTGTGGTAAAAGGTGGTGAGCCCATTAAGTTTTATGCAGTAGCGGACAAGGAAACTGTACGGGCCACGGCCAAGATGTATGCCCGTAACCGCAAGCTGAATGCCATTGGCATTGAGCACGGCCAGCAATACCCGGAAGGGGTGCATCTGTTCCAGGTCTTTTTAAGCGATGCGGATTCTGGCATAAGTAACCCCAAAGGCTTTGAATCCTTACCCGATGGAACCCTTTACGCCTCATACCTCATAGACAATGACAAGGTGTGGCAGGATGCCAAGGACGGCAAACTCAACGGGTACTCCATTCAGGCATTGTTTGGATTGGAGCCTGTAAACGTGGATGCGGATGAAGATGCGGAAACCCTTGTGGAGTTGGCAGAGTTGGAGGAAATGGTTGAAAAAATCACAAACAAATTTTCCGCTGCTATTCAGTAAGCAAATCCAATTATGGCAACCACTATTAAAGAAAAAATCGCCAGCCTTAAAGACTTAGCAAAACAGCTATTGAGCTTTAGCGAAGAAAATGGAGCAGGCGACCCCCCAGCATCCACAGAGGGTGAATA